ACCTCAGAAGGATGCCGCTATCTTTGTTTGCCAGGTCAAAGATGATGAATGGTCAGCGTTCCTCTACCCCGCCTGATCCATTAGCAGCTACTCCCCCCCAAGGTACAACGTCGATAGCGTGATACCGAGCAATCCCAAGCACTCGCTTGAAAGCGGCATCGAAGTCAATGCCGCTTTTCTCGGCAAACTCCTTCACCAGTGCTTCAACTTCGCCTACCTGTTCTTCATTCATTTCCTTGCTCCGGTTTGATTTCCCTGATACCCCTCGCGAGAAGGGCATCGAGGAAATCTGTTTGTTGCGTTCTCTTGCATAGGCCAACGGTCGCTTTCCCGTTGATGTCTTTCAGCGCGACACGGGATCAAGGTCCCAAGGCCAAACGCTTACTAACCACCACGCAGCCTCTCCAGCTACGCCCTCCGAATGAGGTCTCCTATGCCCAGCGCCGACATTAGGTCGAATCGCTGCGTACCGTTGCGCGGTACGTCCGCTGGCTATGCATCGGCCAGCTCGGCGTCCATCAAGTTTTTAAAGAGCGGCGGGCTGTGAGGCCCTTCGCAGTCCCTCGTAAGTCGCTGCGATGGGTGAACAATACCGATGGCATTATTGTCAGTCAATACCGATGGCAATATTATTTTTCGAAGGCAATAAAAAACCCGCTCGGGGCGGGTTAATTATTCAGATGTCGGCATCACCTGGCGTACATGCCCCACCAGAAGACGTGCCCAAGGATGGCAATCTGCTCCTCCTGCATCTGTAGGAAGCTGTATTCCTCATCAGGGTGATCGTCGCGATTGAAGCTGCGCAGGCGGATTCCCTGTGGAAGCCTAAATAGCTGTTTTACGCGAAGCTGGCCACTATGGTTTATGGCATAAAGGTCGCCGTCAATGACGTCCCCCAAAGCCGTTTTCCCCAAGTCAACCCCAACAGTCGCACCATCGCGCAGCACCGGTAGCATACTGTTGCCGCGCACGGTCACGCATTTTGCATGGCCGAACTGGACGTTATTTTCTCGAAGGTTCTTTTTCTTGAACCGAAGGCTTTCCCCGACATCCTCCTGGATCACAAAGCGTCCCGACCCCGCCGCCAATTCAACCTCGCGCAGAAAAGGAACCTCGACCTCGTCGTCACGGAGAGGGCTCCTTTCATCCCACTCATCAATGTCGCTTAGCTCAGACGCATTAGATGTGACCTCCCGAAAATCGTCGTCAATCAGCCTTTTCACGGATGCTCGAGCGCGCAGATCAGTGGCGAATCCCACCATCTCGGATATCTGCAGGGCTAGTCGAGGGCTGAACTCTTCAACAGGTACATCCAATATTTTGGCAAAGGCTGCCGCCGCCGGGGCGTTGAGTGGGTTTACGCCGTTCAGGTAGTGACTCACCGAGCTTTGATTCATTTCGAGCGCGTGCGCGAGCTTTTCCTGGGTCAAACCCAGGTCGCGCTTCTTCGAATTGAATATCGCCTTGAGCTTATCCGACTCGGCCTTTCTTTCTGGATCTAGAGCTTTCTTGGTCATCCGCGAATCTTATTCCTGCTGGTAATGCTATCCAAATGCCAATGGCATTTACTTTGACAAATGCCATAGGTAATATCTCGCCATGAGTAACCCATGGGAGAAGACCATGAACCGCGTTCACATCAAGGAATTCGCAAACCAACTCGGCCAGACCGAGGCGGCGATCCTGCTCGGCATGACCCAGGGCGGCCTCAGCAAGGCTATCCGTGTTGGTCGTGACGTTTACGTAACCAAGCAGGACGACGGCACGTACACCGCAGAAGAGGTGCGTCCGTTCCCTAGCCAAACCATTGCCAAGAAATCAGCCGCTTAAACCCATTCCAATCACACAAGGAAACACAGATGTCGTACTTCGCACCTGACCATCTCCACGACAAGCCGACCAAGGTTCGCCTGGACGAGGTGGCCGATGACTTGCTGACAGCTATGGCCCGCTTTCAGCGGACCCAGAAAGCCGTGCTCGCTCGCGAAATCCTGGAGCGCGGCCTGAACCAGATGATGGAAGAGCTTAACGCGAAAACTGACGTGGCCTGAAGTAGCCGAGGAGGCCCTGTGCCTGAAAGAAAACCGCTGGAAATCCAGCTCGACTGGCAGGGACTCGCTGATCTGGAGCTATTGGCCAGACGCAACGGGGTAACACCAGAAGAGATGGCCGCAACAATCATGAACCGGGCGCTGGATCGAATGACCCGGCCACCAAAGAGCCGAAGCAACGTCGCTTCTATAGGACGGAAGGGCTGATAAGCCCCTCAGGGACTCATGAGGAACTGCAAATGAAACACCCAACCACCAAATCGCAGGCACAAAAAAACCGACGGACTAGGTCGGTTCTTTTTACAGCGCTTGCAACAACGTTCTGGAGCGAATAATGCCTATTCCCCAATCAGTCGTCAATACCAACGAATCCGCGCCACGTTTTTTGATGCGCGAATTCGTGGCGCGCACTGAGTTCAAGAAAGTCTCCCGTGTGATTGGTCACGTCCTTTCCGACATGGGCGAGGCCTCCATCGTCGAGCCAGGCTCCCGTGAGTACCACCAGATCGAAGCCATGAAGGCTGCACAGATGGTAGGGCACCAGTTCACTCACGAAGCCAAGAAGCAGTCAAAGCGCGACTGCCTGGGCCATCTGATCGCATCGCTTGCACCGAACGGCGCCAGCAAGAACAAGGCGCCTTCTGTATGAGCAACGTCATTCAACTGAAATCTACCGGGGGATTCACCCGGATGAACAACGACCTGTATGAAGCCCTGATCGGTGCCGACCTTTCAGGACGTGAGCTTCGTGTCGCCCTGGCGATCCACAGGCTCACCAGCGGCTACAACAAGGAAGCGGTGAAGGTAGCAGCCCTCTACATCTCTAAAATGATGTACGGCGACGAAGAGAAGGCTGTGTCGGAGCGTGCAAACGTATCCCGAGCAATCAACTCACTGATCCGTCAGCGGGTTCTGTTTCGTGATGGCGGGAGTCGTGACCCGATCACTTTTCTACCCGTAACCGAATGGAAAATAGACCATAAATCCACCGTGTCGAAAACTACACACTGTGTAGAAATCTCACCTTCCACCGTGTCGAAAATTACACACATAAAAGACAGAAATACAAATCTAACTGCTAACGCAGTTGTCGCCGCTGACGCTTCGACCGGCGAAGATTTGGAATCTGAGCCGGAACAGCAGGGCGCGCCAGAACCTGATCAACCTCCTGCAGCCAAGGTCGATCGAATCCCATACGGCCGAATCGCTGAGATCTACAACACCGTCTGCGGCGAGAAGCTGCCGAAGTGCCTGAAGCTCTCGACCAAACGCAAGAACCTGATCAAGGGCTGCTGGAACCTGGAGATCAACGGCGTTCATCCCTTCCGCAAGGGTGAGTTCTGGACTGCGTACTTCACCGATTGCCTGACCAACAAGCACTGGATCGGCGAGAACGACCGTGGCTGGACTGCTGATATTGAGTTTCTGACCCGCCAGGACAAGGTCCTGAAAGTGTTGGAGGCCCTATGATTACTGACCGTCCACTGGTTGCGATGGAAGCGGAGTACGGCGTTGTCGGCTCCCTGTTCATCAAGCCAGACCTGATTGAAACGATCGGCGCCATGGTTAGCCCGACCGACTTCTACGACCAAGACGTTGCTGAGATTTACACGCTGATCCTTGCCGCCCGTTCCGCTGGCCGCCCTGCAGACCCTGTTTCGATTGCTGACATTCGCCACGAACTGTCCAGCGGCGAACTGACCATGATTCGGGCCTCCGAGATCTATAACGGTGTGCCAAGCGCCGCGAACGGTCTTGAATACGCCCGAATCGTGGTAGAGCGATCCAAGGCCCGCAAGGTCGCGGAGATCGGTCAAGCCATCATCGACATGGCGAGCCACGCACGACCATTGGCCGGGATCATCGCCGACGCTCAAGAGGCCGTCCTGGCCCTGAACAGCGAAGACGACGAGCCGGATGTGATCAGCCTACGTGAAGCGCTCGGCCCGGTCGTTGACGAAATGGACGCTCGCTTCAATGGCGAGGGCATCAACGGACACGCCACGGGGTTGAAGGATCTGGACGAGTTGGTCCAAGGCCTGCGCGGCTCACACGTCATCATCATCGCTGGGCGTCCGGGCACTGGTAAAACCACGCTGGGCCTGGGTATCGCCGAAAACCTGACTATCCGAGAAAGCAAGTCAGCGCTGGTGTTCTCGCTCGAAATGTCTGCCAAGGAGCTTTCCAAGCGCAGCCTGGCGTCTTCTTCGGCGGTAACGCTTGGCAGCATCGACACCGGCCAGGCCATGGGCAACGGCGAATCGATCACGCGCATTACCGGCGCCGTGAGCCGCATGCACTCTGCCGATCTGCGCATCTGTCAGAAGGGCGGGCTGCCACTGAGCCGCATCCGCAACATCGCCCGGTTTCAGCACCGCGCAAAGCCGCTGGACTTGATCGTCATCGACTACATCGGCCTGATCGCACCAGAGGCTAGCTCTCGCCAGCAGAACCGGAACCTGGAGCTGGGCGCCATCAGTCGGGGCATCAAGGCAATGGCCAAGGAACTGGACATCCCGATCATCGTCCTGGCCCAGCTCAATCGCAGCATCGAGACGCGCTCGACCAAGAAGCCGCAAATGTCCGACCTGCGCGACTCCGGCGAGATTGAGCAGGACGCCGACATCATCATGATCGCCCACCGCGACGCTGATTCAGACCTTGGGCGCAGCGGCGTAACCGAGATCGACGTGGTGAAGCACCGTCATGCAGCAGTCGGCCACTGCCTGCTGCAGCACCAGGGCGAGTATGCACGGTTCGTGAATTACGCCGTGCAACGTGAGCAGCAGCAAGAGGCCGCCGCGCCAGCGCCCCGCAAGTCCTCCAAATCCCTTCTGAACGACTTTAACCCACGGGGTGGTTTCTGATGAACGAATCCAGACAGCAACAGATTCTCGCCGGTCAGTCCTCAATCGCTCAGAAGGTTTTCACCCTCGTTCCTATCCAGGCGGCTTGGAGCAATCACGAAATCCACGGCGCCGCTCTCACAGCCAAGGCCACCGGCGCTTCGCCCTACGCCATCCGCCGCGCCTTGGGTGAACTCAAGGAAGCCGGCCTGATCCGTGAGCCGGTTGGTGGCAAGTTTCAGCGTGACGCAGCGACCCCCAAAAAAATCAAGGAGCAAGCCGTGACCCAGGTAGCCAAACAAGCCGTTGTTTCGATCAAGAAGCCCGAAGGTGCCCTGGATGTTCTGGCCAGCCTTTCCGGTGAGGTTGTGAGCCTGGCTGATGATTTCAGCAGGCGCATGAAGGCGCTCGCCAGTCGCATCGAAGAGGTGGCGCTGTCCGTGGAGGTTGAGCGCGAAACCAACGCAGCGGCCGTGGGCAAGCTGAAACAGCTGCAGGAACTGCTGAAGGGGATCTCGCAATGACCGACTACACCGAACTGCAGCGTCTGGCCGAGCATCATCTTTCGCTTGGCCATGCCTACACGGTAGCAACTCCATCCGCAGTCCTGGCCCTGATCGCCGAGAACGATCGGCTTCGGGAAGCGCATGAGCAGATCTGCACGAATTACAACAAGGTCAGCTACGCGTCAGAAGAGCGAGGCAAGCAGATCGACCAGCTCAAGGCAGAGCTTGAACACACTGGGTACGACCACGACCTGTTGCGCAATGAGCGCGACCAGCTAAAGGCCGAGAACGAGCGTCTTTCCACGGAAAATAGCGAGATTGAGTCTGCGGCCATCACTTACATCGAGGACATGCAGGAAGCGCAGCGCGAAAACGCGCGCCTCACTGAGCTCTTCACGGTTGGGATGACGCTGGATGGGAATCTGCGTGTTTATGGCGATTGGCAGAGCGTTAGGAAAGCACAGGAGATTCTCGCTGAGCGCGACCAGCTACGCGCCGAAATCGCCGGCCTCAAGACCGGCTACGAAGCCTACGAGCGTGTGAATGCTGAGCTGAAGGCTGAGAACGAGGTGCTTCGCGCAAATTCATCGATGGTAGTGCTTCTTCCTGAATTGGACTCAGTTCTGGAAGACCTAGAGATTCACGGGCAACACAGCGATCAAGGCTACCGCAAGCTCAAGGACTGGTATCGCAAGGTCGATTTGGCGTGCAAGGCCATCGACGCCGCCATGGGCCAGGGAGAGAAGTCATGACTCAGCTCACCGAAGTCGAAAAGTGGATCAAGCGCAACAATCGCAAGAAGCCAAAGCTGGTTCGCTCTGAAGGGATCAATCATTACATCGTGTACTTCGACAAGGGCAAAGCCCGGGTCGGAATTGTGCAGGACGGCATGTACAGCCGCTACGGGATCATATGCTACGGCGCCATGCCTAACACCGACCCGTTCTACTGCTGGCAGGCCCAGCCTGGCGCATGCGACGAGAGCGACGTGAAGGTTATGGTCGATTACCTCAATGGGGTGAGCGAGCTTCCAGACTTCGACTTTGCGTCGATCAAGGGGGTACGGCCATGACCGACAAGATCAGCGTCAACTGCCGCTCCATGCTCACTGAGGCCATCACCCGCATGTCCAAGATGTTCGAGGACAAGCACTTCGTAGTGGTGAGCCTTCGCCCGGGCAAGGACCGCACCCTGGATCAAAACCGTTTGTGGTTTGCGATGTACAAGCGCATCGCCGAGATGACTCAGTTGGGAGATCCAGCTGAGGCCCGCAAGTACTGCAAGCTCCACGTAGGCGTACAGATCCTGCTCAACGACGATGCCGGCTTCCAAGCCGAGTGGTACAGGGTGATGCGTCACCTCCCGTACGAAACCAAGCTGGACATGATGGGCGAGTGCCACCTGTTCGGCCCCGACGGCTTCCCGGTGACCAGTCTGTTCAATCGCGCCCAGGGCGTCCAGTACACCGACCGCATGGCCAATTACTTCACCGGCCAGGGCGTTGTGTTCACCGATCTGCTGAGCAAGGAGGCCGCATGAGCCATAACTTCAAGCCGGGCGACCTGGCGCTGATCGTTGGCGCATGCCGACTTCCAGAGAATATCGGGAAAACTTGCCAGCTCATTGAGTTCCTGGCCCCGGAGCAAGTCAGCAGTTGGCGTGACCCAGCGGACAATCGCACCGTAATCAACGGATCCGGGAGTCATGTGTGGCTCGTGGTCGGCGACGAGTTGGTTTCCTCTATCCAGGATACCCATGGTGCCTGTCTCGCCATGCCGATTCATTTGATGCCCTTGCGCGGCAACTTCACCCCTGAGCAGCAGAAAGCCAAGG